TGTCACCTGATCCTGCCACTGTGAGATTGATTCAGCAGACGCTTCATCTACACATACTGGGTTGGCAAGAACAAGGAACTGCTCCTCAAGAATACATACGGTCGGTACATCCACGAATACGGCGAGTGATACAATCTCTTTGGCGGTCTGGGCGTGTCACCTATCATTGTAATGCTGTTGTGGGATCACTCACGGAGGTTCATCGCCCTTGGTGGCAGTTTGATCAGTATTTGGCTTATTCAGATCAAACTTGTACGGGTACGCCTACACACCATTATGCTGTACAGAATCTAACCAGCAAACCACATAGACGTTACCTTGTTCGTGAACTGTTGAGTCGTGTGCCCAACCAAGGCAGAATAAGTTTCACAGGCAGAGCTGGCATAGGCGCAGGAGAAGATCCTGTTGATCATCACTATCCAGATCCTCAAGTGGAAGGCTTTTGGCCACCAGGTACAGATCGTTGGCAGTTGACTGAACACATGGATGTTCCTAGCGCACCCGTTGGTGTGTGGAACACTGTGGCTCATGTGTTGGTATCTGAAACCATGCGTGATCCTCCTGTGGTACCAACTGAAAAGACTTGGCAGGCAATTGGTGTGGGTAAACCTTTTGTTTGTGTGGGTCCACCTGGACTGAATCAGTGGATGCGTGAACAAGGCTATGAACCTATGACGGGTTTGGACTATGCTTGGGATACTATAGAGGATTGGCAAGCTCGTATACGTGGCTGTGTAAGGGCGCTACGTGATCATTACTCACGTTATACACCTGAGGAGATACACGAGGACAATCGCCCAGTGGTAAAGGCAAATCTTGCTCGCTATCATCAAGCATTGCTTGAACCATTGCCTGGGGTGTGTGCGAGTCATTATTTAAAAACACCAAGCGCACAAAACTTGGTAGATCATTTATACAAGGTACAGGCACATGTTAGCAGGCAATGAACTAGATTGGAGACAGTTTGCTGATCTTGAAACAGCTGAATTGCCCAAAGGTACAATACACATTGTGGATTGGGGAGAAGAACTACAGAGCATGAACAATTGGGCAGACCATTGTTTCATGTTGGGTCATTACAGTGCTAAAACTAGACATCAAAGACGCAGAGAACTCAAACAACGAGTGCGTGAACACAGTATACACTATTGGTGTAACAGTGTGGATCCTAGTCTAGCAGATAGAGGCGAGTGGGTTCACAGTTGGCCCGAGTATGATTACAGATTAGGATATCAACGTCCTATACCAACAGATCAATTGCCACTAAGACTGTATCACACACAAAATAGACTGCTCAAGCCACATAGAACACAATTGGTACAGAGTCTATGGGATTGGGATAGGTTTGCGCATGGCACTGTGAGCTACACTCAAACTCGTGAAATACAATATCAACACTACGGAGAATATAAACCTTTAAGACTCACTGACAAATGGCAAGATCATGTGTACACTTGGTTGCCCAGTTATGAATCACATGATCCTGAACTGATACCTGATGTACACAACAATCCAGCACCACCGTTGGAGTTTTGGTATTCAGCTGCGATCAATATTGTTACTGAAACTCTATTGAGATATCCTAATTGTACTGAAAAGATATGGAGTTGCGTATGTTGGGGGCGTCCTTGGATAGCAGTGGCAGCACCTGGAACACATGAACTGTTTGAATCACAGGGCTTTGAACTGTTTCCACATATTGATTACAGCTTTGATCACATGCCAAATGTTAATGATAGAATCAAACACATAGTGGGTCAGTTGCGAAGTTGGGCAGACTGTGATCCTACGGAACTATATCTAAGCTGGAAACCAACAGCAGAACGTAATAGACGTAGACTATTGGAAAAGATAGCATATGATGATATACCTTACATTATACTAGACGATAAAATTGAATTTATGCCAATGGCTCTACGTATGAAAAACTTGGTGTTGAACAGCCAACAACAGGCACAAGACATTTTGAAAGACTACTGTATAAATGATTGGTAAATATTTGTGTAAGCCGGAGGATATTAATATGAGCAGTTACACTAAATTGACCATTGATCTCGAAGTTGGCCAAACTATCCTAGTAGGAAAGAACAAAGAACCAGCTACCATCACAAAAATTGAATTTTTTGAACGAACAGGCGAAATCAGTCTGGGCACAACAAAAGGCAAACGAAAGGCAATGACGTTTAGTTTGCCTAAGAGTGATGCGGCTTAGAATAAATACTGTATGAAGATCATTGATATTACGGGATTGGCTGAATGGAAAGCCAGCAAAGAACTATGTAAAAGTTCAAAACCAGATAGTGCTCTTGGTGCTAGTGCCTTGAGTAGTTGTAGATCACAAGGACTACGTGCTAGAGATAGTAAGGTTAGTGCCAAGTATGGCGGCAACAAAAAGCGCAAAAAGATCAAAGGTAAAGTCAAAGGTAAAAAGTACGGCGGATCACTACCAGATTGGAGTTAGGATGTCTAGGGCAGGTAAATTCTTAATAGCAAGTCCTACACTACAAGGCTTCTTTCATCAAAGTGTAATCTTCGTTTATGAAGATAACAATAACGGCAGCGGCGGACTTATAATCAACAGGCCCAGTGGTAGATTTTTAGCAGACCTATTACAACAACATAGTATACCATATCCTCCTAACATGGATCCAATATTCATAGGAGGTCCAATGCAACCTATGAGCGTGATGATGATGCACACAGACGAGTTCTTCAGTTCAAACACGTTAAGAACACCAAGTGGTATAAGTATCAGCAGCGACGACTTTATGATTGATAAAATTGTACAAGGCAATCGACCAAACGGTTTTAAAATATTTGGCGGTGCCGCAGGTTGGGGACCAGGACAACTAGACAAAGAAATGTCAATGAACAGTTGGTTACTAACAGACTTGCCGCAACGTGTAATTTGGGACCGCAAAGCTGGAGAAGTTTGGCAAGCAAGTGTTGATCATGTAAGTAGTTCGATGTTTAACCAATACTTTTAATATGAAACACGCAACAAATTTAGGAATAATGGACAGTATTAACTGGGAACAGTTTATATCTGATCTAGAACAACAAACACCTGGTACTATTGCTCCGCATACAGGACTAGGATATAGTGATGATGGCAACTTAGAAGTTGTAACCAAGCCTGAAGACCTTGATGCTACTTTGAATACTTGGAATAACGCAGGCTATAAGATTGTTAGCGAAGGTGGTAGTGCTGAATGGCAGATGTATTACCCAGGCGTTAACTTTGATGAAAGTGTACAAGCAAAACTTATGGAGTACATTGGTGTTGAAGAAGCCAATGCTTGTTGGGTAAGCATGGTAAAGCCAGGTTTCTGTTGTCCTTGGCATATTGATCAACACGAACTTCGCAGTTTTGGATTAGGAAGATATCATATACATTTAACCAATGACATGGGCCATGTGTTTATGATTGAAGATGAATATTATATCAATCAACCCGTTGGCACAGTTTATAAATGGCGTGATCCTTTTATTTGGCATGCTGGCTTTAATGGCGGCAGGAAAAATAAATGGTTGCTAAATTTTGTATGATGTGTTATAAATATTCTATAGGAGAATAAAAAATGTTTAGGTTAGCCCTGGCATTTGTCTTGGGTCTGAACATCGTATCCTCTGCAAGTGCCCAACAGGAATCACAAGAAAAGCGTTTCTTTACTTATCAGAGTTGCGATAACGCATTAAGAATGACAAACCTTGTAATGAAAAAATACGGGGAACAGGCCTTGTTTCAAGGCACAGGTTTACAATTTCATATGAGCGGACAGCCATACACCAGTTCGATGATGTTTTTTGTTAATCAAGATACAGGAAGTTGGAGTTTGATTTCATTATATCCAGATGGAACATCCTGTATGGTTGCCAATGGTAGAGAGTTTACGCCTTGGAATGGTAAAAAGCTAGATAAAGAACCAATAGGTACTCCTAATTGACTTGGGCATTAGTTTTTATCTATTTTTACGACTCAGTTCCTTATGTAGAGTTTGTAAGTGGACATAAAGATATGTATGAATGTTTTTACGCTAGAGAAGACCTTAGCAAAGAAGTAGGCAAAGGCAATGGTTATTTTGAAGCAGGTCAACAAGCAATCTGTATTAACATGGTCAAAGGTCTCGAATTATAAATATTGACATGAGCGACACGTTAGTTATTAATGCCGATGGGCAGCCTGTAAGCTATCTACCATTGAGTGCGGTTCAATGGAAAGAAGCAATCCTTTACATGTATCACGATAAATGTACAGTATTAAATTGGTACGACGATTGGGTGGTCCGGAGCCCCCGGTGGGAAACGAGAGTGCCGGCGGTGATAATGCTGAAAGATTACCTCCGGCGCACACGAAACCCTAGATTCAGCAAAAACAATTTATATCTAAGAGACCAATACACATGCCAGTATTGCTCAAACAAATTTCCAAAATCACAGTTAACAATAGATCATGTAGTACCTCTAAGCAAAGGCGGCGGAACATCTTGGCTTAATTGTGTATGTGCTTGTATGCCTTGTAACAGTACAAAAAGCAATCGCACAGACATCAAGCCAAAACACAAGCCTTACAAGCCTGGATATTATGAACTAGTGAGAAAGCGTAAACTAATGGACATACAAATTAGACATCCGAGTTGGGAAGCATGGCTAGACTTGTAGCATTTGGATGTAGTTTTACCCGAGGAGATGGCTTACAAGATAGAGCCAAACAAGCATGGCCAGCAGTGCTAAGTCAACTGCTAGGGCGCTCCTGTGTGAATATGGGCATCCAAGGTGCGAGCAATAAAGAAATATGGAATACATTGGTTGACACACGTTTCAAAGCAAATGATATTGTATTTGTAAATTGGACATTCTGTCATAGGGCTATGTTTAATCAGCAACAGCTTATCGCAACAAGAGATCCTATGACCGAAGAAGAAGAGTTTTATTATAAAAAACTATACACCAAAAAACATGGCAAAGATGAATGGATTGTGCTTATGAATCATGCTGGTAGATATCTACGCAGCAAGAATATAAAAATGTTCAACACAGTAATTGAACGTAATATGGGTAGATGGTTACCTAGATACAATATGGAAACTATACTGCCTGCTCATTGGGAAAAGTATCAACACAAGTATGAGAAAGCCCTAGACGGATCACATCCAGGGCCACTAGCTCATGCCGCTTTCGCTCAAAGAATCTCTGAACTTATTTAAACCACGCTATCTTTTCTCCGGCAGCTTTACGTCTATCGTACTCTTCAGGTGTGCTTGGATATCTCCAGCAATAAATTGCTACCAATATCATGAAGCTACCTGTCCAAAGTGCTGCCTTTTCATTACCTGTAGCAAAGTAGGTAAATGCTACTGTGGTAGCCATTGTAGCAACCATAAAGTATTTTAATTTCAACGGAAACACTTTTTTACTCTGCCAGTTTGTAAGGAATGGTCCAAACAATTTATGGTTATACAACCAGTCGTGCATTCTTTTGCTGCTTTTGGCAAAACAATATGCTGCCATTACAACAAAAATACTCCACGGTAGTCCAGGAAGAATAACTCCTAAATAGGCAATGCCAAGCAATATAAAGCCGGCAGCTGCCCATAACATTTTACGTAATTTCATCTAATACCTTTCTAACAGCTCTTACACAATCGTCTATCATAGCATCTGTATGAAGAGGTGTAGGAGCAAATCGTAACCTTTCTGTGCCAACCGGTACTGTAGGATAGTTTATCGGTTGAACGTAAATATTATAGTCTTCTAATAATTTATCACTAATCTCTTTACAGGTCACGGGATTACGAATCATAACAGGAACAATATGGGTACAAGATACATCTAAAACTTCAATGTCGTTACACATAAATTTTTGTTTTAATTTCTGTGCTTGAAGTTGGTGTCTATCTCTTAACTGTTGGTTATCTTTAAGCCATTTAACACTGGCCAATGCGCCAGCACACAACACAGGAGATAAAGATGTAGTGAATATAAAACCAGAAGCAATAGATCTTATGGCATCTATCACAATGGAATCTCCGGCAATATATCCACCAGTTACACCAAAAGCCTTGCCTAGCGTACCATTGACAATATCTACACGATGTTGAATACCTAACTTTTGTAGATACCCTGCTCCATGCTCTCCATACAAACCTACCGCATGGACTTCGTCTATGTAGGTTATTGCCTGGTACTTATCAGCAAGGTCGCAAATAGCTTCTATTGGACTGACATCGCCATCCATGCTATACACGGATTCAAATACAATGCAGGGGACTTGATTCGCTGCGGTAACCTCTGCCAATAGATGCTCTAACTGCTCCATATCATTGTGCTGCCAAATGCGTTTGTCAGCACCACTGTGGCGGATACCCTGTATGAGGCTTGCGTGATTCTTTGAGTCACTCAAAAACACAATGTTGGGAATGATTCGGCTTAAAGCAATTAGACTCCATTCATTTGCGACATAAGCACTAGAAAATAGGAGCGCACTTTCACTACTATGTAGTCGTGACAGCTCATATTCTAATGCTACATGATAGTGACTTGTGCCGCTTATATTACGAGTACCGCCAGAACCGGCCCCTGTTTGATCTAATGCTGTGTGCATGGCATCAATTACTATCTTGTGCTGTCCCATTCCCAGATAATCATTGCTACACCAATTTACTATCTCCTTAATAGCATACTTGCCATACCAAATATTTTTAGGAAACTTACCTCGTTCTCGTAGAATATCGTTGAAAACTCTGTAATTACCTTCTGCTTTTATTTTGTTGATTAGTGTGTCAAACGGTGTTTTATCAATCATTATGTGCTCTGTTAATGGTAAAAATATTTATCAAAACTAAAGTTATGTGATACTATATCTAAATCTGTTGGGTTTTATCTGTACATGATTGAGTACTTAAATAATAGGCTACTTTCAATGTAGTCAACAAGAAGGAGGTATTTCGTTATGGAAATGCTTAATAAAGTAAAAGAGTGGGCAGGCGCATTAGCAAATGTTGGTGTTAGCATCGCAGCTCTAGCAATCATTCTAGAAGTTCTAGGACTAGGCAACATGCCATTCATGCCTGACATGAGCGTGGTGGCAAACGTGACAGCTATGTTATCATCACTAGGTTCTGAAGGAATTATGGGCTTGATTGCTGTATGGGTACTATGGGCTATTTGGCAGCACAAGTAAACATCAACTGGAAGGGGGCTTCGTGTCCTCTTCCTTTTTTTCTAACCATCTATCATATAATTCTTTGTCCCAATAAGTATAACTGCCAAGCATGGTAGTCATGGTAAACAATCCCATAAGATTTAATTCTTTTTGAACCGCTTGATAATCTTCGATCCATTCTTTAATAACTTTTAACATATAGTATATAGCTAAATAGTATTATGAGAGCAACAGATATTATACGCATGATGCTGGACATCATTGATCAAAAAGAAATACAGCAGCCTGAACCAAGTGAGCCAGTGGCCAGCAGGTTTAAACAGATATATGATGTGCTGAGTAAACGTGATACTAGGAGTGTAGCCAATGCTCCTAATGAAGTTGTTACATCAATCGATGCTGTTACAACAGATGCTGGTGGCGGCGTAAATGGTCCTAAGCATCCAGCAGATATTAGAGTGAAGGACCCTTCACCGTATGGCAAATAGAAAACACTACAATCTAAGACAAATGGTAGCCTCAGGCTACAATAGTGCTGATCACAGTTACATCCACAAGTTTGGACAGATTGCTGAAGCCGCTGACAATCAATTTGGCACAATATGGGATGTTGACGATACAGTTTATCCGTGGGCAAGTTTTGACACAGCAGGCACACTCAGTGTTGTAAGCGATAGCACTGATGATGTAAACAGCACAGGAACAGGTGCTTACAATATTGTAATAGAAGGACTGGACAACGACTATAATGTTGTATCAGAAACAATCTTGATTAATGGTGAGACACCAGTAGCAGGCACGGTCAGTTTCAAAAGAGTATATCGTGCTTATGTAGGTGACGCAGGAAGCACAGGCAATAATGTTGGAAAAATCTCAGTATCAAAAGGCGGTGTAGTGGTATTGTGTATCCGACCGCAACTCAATCAAACACTAATGGCTATCTATACTATACCAGCAGGCAAAACAGGATATCTATATCAAGTGACCAGCACAGGTGAGAAAGACGCAGACTTTTCAGGTTATGTGTATGCCCGTATAGGAGGCACAGGATTATTTAGAGCCCAGCATGTTTGGGATGTCACAGGCGGCGGACAATATGTATATAACTTTAGTTTTCCTGTCCGTTATCCAGAGAAGACAGACATTGACATAAGAGTTCTACCACGAGACAACAACCGTAGCACCACAGCTTGTTTTGATATGTTATTAGTTGATGACGAACCAGATCGTCCTGATTCCTACGGCGCATAAAGATTACCCCCCGCCTAGTGAAACTAAACGAGGGGCTTTTTGTTATAATTACTTGTTGGGCTATGCCCAAATGTACTGACTTTATTTTGTATTTATTTCTTAGTACCGCTTACGAAATCGTAAAACATTGTAGCAGCATCTAGCACTTTATCAGCGCCAGGCACTTCAGGCATTGTAACTTCAGTTACAACTTCGTCACCATCTTTCTTCATAGTGGTTTCAAACTGACCCCACTTTGCGTGATAGTCTTGCCATGCTTGGTTCTGTGCGAACTCTAATACTTTTGTGCGGATTTCGTAACCGTTTTTATTTGTTTTTACTTGCGGCATGGCTGATTTAAACATTTCTGCCATCTGCTCAAATTGTTTGGTCATTTGTTCATTCATAGTCTTCTCCCTGTGTGTGTGACTGTAATACTACTATAACGTAGTATTCTATTTATGTCAAGACTTTTCTATTACTTTACAATCGAAATGGTCTGTTCCTAGTTGAACTGGAACACCACCTGCTTCTATACAGGCAGCTTTCCAGTTTGGCTGTGGTGTTGAATAGCTATCAAACACAGCATAGAATCCAATAAGGATACAAACCATCGTCAGAGTCGTCATCATTATAAATGAGATAACTCCGAGTTTGTCTACTATCTCAGCAGACAACGGTCCTTGAGCATCCATATCAACTCGTGAACATTAACAACAATGCTACTAAGAATGAAAAGATTCCAAGTGCTTCAGCAAAAGCAATACCTACAAATAGGTTTGCGTTTTGTTCATTGCTACGATGCGGCATAGCCATTGCGGCGTTCAAAAACTGACCTACAATTTGTCCTACACCTATTGCTGCTAGGCCCATGCCCAAGCAAGCAAATCCTGCGCCAATGTAGGCGCCCATTGTTACGATATCACCTGTCATTGCGTAATCTTTTTATTTCCATCATACAGTTCTTTGCTTCATCATGTAAGCCTAAACGTGATAGTTCTGATGCTGCTCTACTATAACCGATGATTTCACAGGTATTATATAATCCGCTCCAAAAACCTTGTAGTGGTGCGAATGTGTATTTCATTACTGTATCCATTACACCCATCCTTTCAAGTTTGCGTTTACAACATCATTATAATGTTGGTCAGCTAGATAGCGGATGTCTCCACGTGAAAGGCCAATGTCTGCTAGGTCTTTGTTGTCTAGTGATGATAGTTCGTTGATTGTTGCTCTACGAACTTGTGCGGCTTGAACCTTTACGGTTAATGTTTTGAGCCATTTGGCAAAGCCGCCGCCAAAAAACCCAAGTGTGTTTGCTACTAGTGTAGTCATTTTGTGTTTCCTTGTATATATGTATATGTGTGATCCGAGTCCAGCAACCGCTGATTTTACTCCTTCTACAGCTATATTTAACATGTCTAGCCGTGAAAAACAAGTGCGAATAGCGCAGAGACGCTATGCGCTACACGCAACTGTGCGTATGTGCGCAGCACATAACTATCTAATGTTGCGATAATCTATAGGCTGGCCTGTTAGCATACATTCAAGAACGTATGCCTGATCACCCTTTTGAAATTCTGCCTGAACATATTTTTCAATAGGATATAAGTTTTCTTTTTGTTTTCTTGGTAGTCTGACCGCAGTCATTACACTACCTAGCAAGTTTGCTATAGTTGTCATTGTTTTCTCCAATATGTAATGCTGTCTTATATGGCGGACGCCCGTTGTCTTTTCAACGTGTCAGGTCGAAGGTGTGAATAACTTCTCTTTTCTGGCCGTTCTATTTATCTATTGTCATATTTCTGTTACAAACTTTTGTTATACTTTTGTGTAAATAACGGCGTAAGGATTAGTCCTCCTTACAGTTATTGTGAGCGACGGGGTAAAGCCGTCAAGCAAAGGAGAAAGAAATGAGACTATTATCGATGATAGTTGCCTTATGGGCAACAGCCACTATGGCACAGGCACGTGACTACGTGCATATTGCAGGATCAAGCACGGTCCTTCCATACGCTACAATCGTAGCAGAAGCATTTGGAGACAACTTTGATTTTCCAACACCAGTAGTTGAAAGCGGAGGCTCAGGAGCAGGCCGTAAAAAACTATGTCAAGGTGTTGGAAGTAACACGATTGATATCGCAAACAGTTCATCACTGATGAAACCAGATGAAGCAGAAAGATGCGCACAAGCAATCAACTTTGAGAAAGTTCAGATTGGTTATGATGGTATCGTATTTGCGTCACGCTTAGAAACCAAGGGCTTTGAAAATCTAACACCGGCTCAAATCTATTTGGCAGTGTCAAACAAATCAACAGCAACCAACTGGCAGGATGTAGATCCTTCAATGCCGGATCGTCCTATCAAAGTATTCCTACCAGGCACCAAACACGGCACCCGTGAAGTGTTTGACAAGAAAGTTATGGTAACAGGCTGTAAGGCAGTTGGATCATACGATGTGTTCAAAGCAGATCTTGGCGACAAGAAAAAAGCAGAGCGTGAATGTATGAAAGTTCGCACTGATGGATTGAGTGTAGATATTGACGGTGACTACACAGAAACACTGGCAAGTCTAAGCACAAACCCAAATGGTATTGGCGTGTTTGGTTTATCGTTCCTGTTGAACAACACAGACACAATCTATGCGGCAACAATCAATGGTGTTGAAGCGACTACAGAAACTATCGCAAGTGGTGAATATCCAATCAGCCGTCCACTACAATTCTATGTGAAAATGAATCACCTAGATGCTATTCCAGGTATGAAAGAATATATCCAGTTCTTTGTATCGGATGAGATAGCAGGACCAGATGGCCCACTAGCAGAATATGGATTGGTAAGCGATCCAGAACTAGCCAAAACACAAGCAATGGTTGACAGCTGGTAATAATAATGTATAATAATAGGCGTGTGTAACAGCACGCCTATTTTGTGAGAGCGATGGTAAAAATCGCAAACAAAGGAGAGAACCATGGAACTACTCACACTTTGGAGCCTTGTTGGCTTCTTGCTTGCTGCCTATGCAGTTATAGCAAACGATTCAGTACAAACGCTCGGTACTTGGATGGCATCAAACAATGAGCGATTCAACTACAAAGTACTATGGGCAGCCGCTTCGGCTGTTTTATTATATACACTCTGGTATGGGTGGTATATGAACGGAGGCGATATAAGTTACGGCCGCCTAAACAAAATACCTTTCCAAGAAGTACAATGGTATCACGCAGCCGCACCAGCTATACTTGTTGCACTAACCCGAATGGGTGTGCCAGTTAGCACAAGTTTCCTAGTGCTATCAGTGTTTGCTAGTACCTTTGTGCTAGAAAAAATGCTGATGAAATCGATTATGGGTTACGGTGTAGCAGCCGCATTTGCATATGTTATTTGGTTTGCTATACACAAATACTTTGGCAAATGGTATGATGAAACACAGCCTGTGAGCGAAGGCAATAAAAAGTTTTGGCGTATAGCACAATGGGTAGCAACAGGCGGACTATGGTTTACTTGGTTATCTCACGATGTAGCAAACATTGCAGTGTTCCTGCCTAGACAAATTCCAGTTGATCTAATGGTGTTTATAAGCATTGTGTTTGTTGCTGGCTTGTTCTTTATGTTTAGAGAGCGTGGCGGTAAGATCCAAAAGATTGTATTGGAAAAACACAACACAAGATATGTAAGAAGTGCGACACTAATTGACTTGTTCTATTGGTTATGCTTGTACTTCTTTAAAGAACTAAACGATATTCCAATGAGCACAACCTGGGTCTTTGTTGGCCTATTAGCAGGACGAGAACTGGCAATGGCTACCTACTTTGGTAAGAAGAAAACCAAATCAGTATTTCCATTAGTTGCAAAAGACTTTGGTAAGATGATGGTAGGATTAGGTGCTTCAGTTGCTCTAGTGCTAATGGTACATTATATTATCCTACCAAACGGTTTGTAATACCCATAGGGTCGGGTTGTGACGTAATACACACGAGCAGGGCCACGGTTAGCCCTGCATCTTTTCCAAGTTAGCAATATATTCTGTCATTGAATGATCTCCAAAGCTATCTATTTTGCCTTGCTTTAGACCCATCCATATTCCACGCCATTTATCTTTAGCTCGTTGCCAAGATGTGAGTTTGCGTTCTAGTCCATACGCATTCATGTAGTGCTCAGTACCATGATGAACATAACCCATTATTTTTAAAGGTACTGTGGTAACAATATCATTGTTGTTTACCCAACGATGATGAGTAACATTTAAACTCTTACAATACCCACGCCATCCTACTCTAGGAGAACCGTATGTATAAACTTCGTGTATATCAGGCATGTCAACATCGCAGTTACATCTACTTGCCATTATAGTTGTCATGGCAGCGCCTAAACTATGTCCACAGAACCATACATTCTTGTCACGGTTTGTTTTACGAGCTAGGTCTTCTGATATCATAGGCCATAGTTCATCTACTTCTGCTTTGAATCCTCTGTGTACTCTACTTACAGTTTCAGCAACAACAGGTGTTGCTTTTAGGTCTGCTTTAATATCGTTAAACTCTGTAGGTTGTGTTCCTCTACAAGCAATTACTAGATCTACTTTATTCATAAAGCGATATGCTTGTGCTCCTGCTTTATCATAAAACTCAACTGTGGTAAAACCTAATTTACGCACATCTTTTTTTACTTGTTCTACATCATCGCTATATGCTATGCTGGCTAGTCTCGCGAATAAAAGACTACGCTCATGGAATGTCATTTCAGTTATCATATGTTGCCCTCACTTATACGCATATTTATTACACAGCCTTACTAAATACACATAAGGAGTTGGAATAATGAAAAAACATACTCGTGGAATACTACAAGAACTTAGTAGCGTAAGTAGTAAAGATCATAATGATGAATTTTTACAAACTACCGGTACAAACCTAATTGAAAGTGCGTGTAATCTTATATCAAAGATTTACGAAACTTATGATGCTGACACGGCTTTAGAACTTGAACGAAGGTTTTTAAATAGTATTCGCAGTAACAACCCTAGGAAATTTAAAGTAGGTATTGACAAAGTTATGGAAAGCAAAAAATGATTACTGAAGGTGGAAACATATTCCAAGGCACATCAAACTTTGATCAAAAGATTATTCCAGCGATCCAAAAGCAAATTGATAGTGTAATGGGCAAGACAGGCGTAAAGGCTCTACCAATTGGATCAGGTGCTACTCCTAAAGCTGGCAAAGTGTCAGGCGACTTGGACATGATTGCTGATGCTGGTGCTATGGCAAAATACTTTGGAGTCAAAGATGCTAAAAATGCTAGAATTGAACTAGAGAAAGTATTTCAAGCAGCTGGGTTTGAAACTAAGAAAACTGGACAAATTGTACATGTTAAAACCAATGTAGCTGGAGGCAGTCAACAGGTAGACATTATGGTTGTGCCAGGAGGCGATAAAGCACAGAAGTTTCATGTACACGATATTCCAGGCGGCTCTCCTTATAAAGGCATTCATAAGCAAATTATGATGGCAAACCTAGCAAAAGAACAAGGTATGAAGTGGAGCCCTTATATTGGTCTTGTCAATAGAGAAACAAACGAATTAGTTTCAAACGATATGGATGAGATTGCTAAAATGTTGCTAGGTAAAAATGCTAAAGCAGCAGACCTAGGTAGTGTTGAATCAATGATTAAAGCTAATCCAGCAGTACAAGCCATTGTTGATAAAGAAGAAGCAAGCGATAATCCTAAGAGTCCTTGGCTAACTAAGAAGGTTGCTCCTACAGAATCATTAGGCGACAAGCATTTAAACCGTATAAAACAGTTAATACAGCATTAAACCTCGTTTTAGTACCTTTATACACCGTATTTTATATCTAAAACTAAATACAATATAAGAAACTCCACAGAGTGTGGGGAGACCATTTAGAGTATTAAGGAGATTAAAATGGCAGACGTAAGTTCAGTAGCAGTTGGCGCAACAACAGTAGGCGCAAACCACAACCAAGTAACAGCGAGCATGGGTGTAGGCCCAATTACTCGTGTTGTAACAATGAGTAAGTCAAGCATCACTAACGACGAATCAGTAGCAGCAATCCGTTATGCGGAAGGCGAAGGAAACGTTGTAGCAGGCGTGATTAAAGAAACAAATGTACACACATTGCTTCTACAAGGCGCTGGCATCACAGATGGTTCTAACTACGGTGTTGGTTCAACAGGCGTGACAGCAGCAACTACATTAACTTTCACACAGTAAGTTAATATAATAAATTAAAGGGTTCAGTTTTTACTGGACCCTTTTTTTGTGGCTATAAGTAATACTATGTTTAGAATGTTTACTATGGTCGATATAACAAAGACAGGTGCCCGTCGAGGAGATGATCCTTTTGCTGTAAAACAACAACAAAATTATCTTACAGCCGAGAACACAATTAGTATGCGTTCTAATCCTATTATTAAAAACCTAAGTATTGAGCACGACGAGGACATAGATCAAGATATATGGATATTAGATTTTGATTTTGAAAATGAAAATGCTCACAGTATTGAAATGCTTGAAAACGATTTTGATCTAATACCTGTTATTCCTATAAACAATTATAATGCTTTTTTGACAAAATCTGGCAAAATTAATACATGGTTTGAGATAAATAAAATGTAGAGATACACTTAGGCATTTAATTAGGTAAACGAAAAGGCTATTTCCTGTCGTAAATGGAGTAATTAATGTCGACATCTCAAATCGAAAAAGAAAGTTTAGAAGCACACGTAGATTTGTGTGCGTTACGCTACGAGCAATTTGAAAAGCGTCTAAGCAGTGTTGAAGGCAAGCTCGACGGTATTGCTGATCAAATGACAGCAGGGCAACAAAGCCTAGTTAAAGTAATTATTGGTGCTGCTGGCACCATAGTAGCAGGGCTACTATCAACTATTGTAGTAATTATTCTACAACTATAAATTTCCTGATAAATAACTTTATGTTGGTAAGAGACTTATATGAAGAACCTGTGATCGAAAAACAGGTATGGGCACGATCTGGTAAGAAGGTAGTGCGCAAGTATCGTTGCACTACAGGTAGACGCAAAGGACGTGTGGTATCTAAGATGAGTCAATGCTATGCTCCATTAGATATTAAGCAAAGTGTAAGATTTAAACAATCAAAACGAAAACTAGGCAATAGGATGTCTCGTAAAGCAAGAAGAACTAAAAGGACAAACCCTGCTAGTAAAAGATTAAAGCAGTTAAATAAAAGAAGATGAAGTTCAAAGAGATCATAGAAGGCTACACACAGGTATGGGCTCGCAATAACAAAGGTGGAGTCAAGCGTAAGTACCGTTGTACCAGTGGACCTAAAAAAGGACGAGTGGTAGCAAAGATATCAACTTGTAGCACTCCTGTATCTCAAAGCAAAAGCACAGCACTAAAACGCACCCGTAGATCAAAAAGCAGTTTACAAAAAGTTAGACGTAAATATACAATGAAAAGACCTACTACCAAAAGAGTATATAAACTAAACAAGACAAGTGTTAAACCAAAAAGGCGTAGATAATGAGATTCGAAGAGTTCACAACTGAAGAAGAAAGAATGGATGAAATCCTTCCTCTCATTCCTGCTATTGCTGGCGGCGTAGCAAGAGCAGCAGTTGGAGGCGTAGGTAGACTTGCCGGCAAAGCAGCTTTAGGATTAGGTAAAGCAGCAGCAAGAGGCGTAGGCAAAGCAGCAAAAACAATTGGTAAAGCAGCAGTAGCACCAATTGTAAATAGAAAAAAAGACGATGAACCAGAACCAACTAATCCAAATGACACAGTAGGTACACAACCTACTACACAAGAACCAGCAATTCCAGCACAAAAGACAGGCGCGGCTCCAGCCACACAAGGTGCTGAACCAATGGAGCCACAAAAACTTATCAAAGGTAAAGATGTAGAATTACCAACCAAAACCCAGGGCGGACTAGAAAAATACACTGTAACATCTACAGATGGCAAAACAGTAACTATTAAAAAGAAAAATGCTATGAAGGGCGAACCAGAGCTCAAATATAGCCAAAAAGATTTTGATAATATGGTATCCGCAAAATGAAGTTAAACGAACTAATAACAGATTTTGAAATCTTTATAACCAATGAAGAGAAACAGTTGGTTGACAAGATAACAAATCCGTGTTATATTGATATTTTTACTGAACGTGAATTACAAGTAATTGACAATCTTGTTCGTAAAAGTATTTTGTCAAAAGTCAACTACAAGGGAACAATTTTGGTGGTAGGAAATGAAAAGCCTTAGCAGCACAGCAACAGAACTAGAAACATTAATTAACAAAGTATTGCCACAATACAAGTTACCCTATAAGAATGGGCGTAATGTTGTTATTGGTACCATGCTAGTGCGTCCTAGTAAAAAACATGGCTTTGTTATTATTGATAGAAAAAACAATTCTACTGTAGATGTAGCATTTACTAAAGCAGGAGCAATAGCACTAGCAAAATGCTATGACGAAGATGGAAATAATAATTCACAGTTAAAAAAGTATGATCAAGATGCCAATAAACATCTTTGTGATACTATATTTTTTAGGAATATTATGAATAAAAGCAAAGATGATGATAAGATAGAAATAGCAGAAACTAGATTTGAAATTAGTATGATGGCATTTGAACAAATATCTAATCGTCTAGAATCTTATATTATGAAAGTTTAATGATAAATAATATTAAACAAACCCAGGAAAGAAAACATGAACATTTCAGAATTCGCACAACCAGTAACATCAAAAACTCTTAATGAAAGTTTGGCCAAACGTTTTGGTAAAAAAATTAACCTAGAGAGTTATACTTTAGAACAATTACAGAACGCACGTAATAAAATTCGTACACAACTTAGTCAAGTTGAAACAAACGAAAGTTTTGATGCTGTTCACAATGAAACATATCAAAAAACAAAATTGATGCTTGACGTATTAAACGCTGAAATAAGTGAGCGTGGACATGTTGAAATTGAAGAGTCACAAATTGTTGAAGGTGCTGAAGATCATGCTGAATTGGTTATGGCAGCAAAAGAAATGGTTGACCGTCTAACTGGGTGGATGGAAGACACAGCTGAAATGCAAACTGAAAGCATGTTAGAACTAGCAGATGCTATCCGTGATGAAATGGGTGCTGAAGCAAGTGAAGCATTTACAAATACAGTAAAGCCTGGACTGGATCAATTATACACAGCAATGGAATCAACACGTGAAGCTTTAACAAGTGGCGTAGCTCAAATCACAGGTGACGAAAACGCAATGCCAACTATGGGCGATGACGACATGGGTATGGGTGGTGACATGGATGATATGGATATGGAGCCAACTCTTGATGCTGAACCGACAGATGATATCGAAGGCGATGATGACTTTGGAGCAGATGCTGCCGCAGCAGGTGGTGAAGAGCCAGAAGAAAGAGCCAAGCGTGAGAGCGTTGATCCTCGCAAGCTAGGCAAAATGCTTTCAAAAAAAAAGTAACTGAAGCAGTAACAACTGATAAACTTTATCAAGTGTTAACTCTATTGAAAGATAGAGGCATGAATGAATTTACTCTTGAACAACTTAATCAATATATGATGAACATAGGCCGTGAGCAGTTTGACTATGAAACGCTCAAGGCAGCATATGACAGCGATCCTAGAATCAATGAAATTATCAAAGACTTTACACAAGATACTATCGAATTGAAAACAAGCGAAGTTGACGATTTAAAGTTAAAGAAGAAGCGCAGAGATAAGAACAAAGTTAGCACAATGGCAAAGAAAGCAACTGATGTTGGCGATAAACTATAGGTTGACTTCTGGACCTGATCCAATTATAATATAAACATGACATTGATAAACCCTAAGTACACCTATGCTAAACTCAAACGTGTTGAAGTAGGTGGTAAGCGCCGTTATGAAACTCCAGGCGGTCCTCCAGTAGCAAGTGTTACAACTATACTAGGCGAGACTAAAGACAAGACACACCTTATCGAATGGCGCCGTAGAGTAGGTGAAAAGAAAGCACAAGAAATTACAACTGAAGCAGCAGGTGTAGGCACAAGGATGCACCACTACTTAGAAAAGTATGTTGAAACAGGAGAATGGCCACAACCTGGTAGTAATCCTTATGCTCAACAAGCACACATGATGGCTACACAAATTAAAACAAGTGCTATGGATGATGTAGATGAAATATGGGGCAGTGAAGTGCCATTGTATGTTCCACAAATGTATGCGGGTACAACTGACCTTGTAGGAGTTTACAAAGGACAGCCTTGTATAATGGACTTTAAACAAACTAACAAGCCTAAGAAACTTGAGTGGGTTGAGGATTACTTTCTACAACTAACAGCATATGCTATTGCTCACAACGAAGTACACGGCACTAATATACGTGAAGGACATATCTTTATGTGTAGTAGGGCAGGTGAATACCAGCAGTTTGATATTTGGCCACACGAGTTTGACGAGTGGGAGCAGGAGTGGTGGAAGCGTGTCTATCAATACTATGAGAAGTTTGGCTAAATATATAAAAGATCCTTAGGAGTTTTATAATGGCCGTTGTACAGATTTCTCGTATACAGAACAGACGTGGTAGAGAATTAACAGATGTTGGTATTCCACAATTAGCATCAGGTGAGATTGGATGGGCAATCGACACACAAAAGATGTATATTGGTAATGGATCAGTATCTGAAGGAGCGCCTGCTGTAGGCAATACAGAAATACTCACAGAGTTTTCAGACATATTCAGTTTAGCTGATACTTACACATATAAGAAAACAAGTAACATTTGGGGAAGTACATCTCAACATACTCAAACATTACTATCTAAGTTAGATCAAACTGTTACAGTAAAAGACTTTGGTGCGGTAGGAGACGGGCTTGGTACTGATGATACTCCAGCATTCCAAGCAGCAATTGATTCATTATATATTAGAGCATTAGTAGCAGGCGATAAGGCAGTGTTGAATGTTCCTCCAGGAGAATACTTTTTACAAGACACAGTCTATCTTCCTCCACTGGTAAGTTTAAAAGGCTCAGGTGTAGATAAGACAATACTATATAACGCACTTGATTTTGACACTGTCTCGTCTGCTCGCAAACCAATGTTTAGAACAGTTAATGGTAACGCTCAACCTGGAGTTTACACAGGCTTAGCAGACACAGTGTCTGTGACAGCAGCAAATACAACACAAGCTCGTCATATCTATATTGAAGACATGTCGCTCAATAATAACAGAGCGTCCGAAGTCTTTGTTTTAGATGAATGTGCTAGAAGCACATTTAGAAATTTAAAAATTACAGGAAAATGGCCAGAAGGGCAAGGTTCAGGGTTTGGCGGCGCAGACTATGGAAACGCTAGTGAAGCAGATATATGTGCTTTTGAATTTATCGGGACTTCAAACGCACAATGTATTGAGAACCGTTTTGAAAACGTAATGATAAGAAATGTTTATGCTGCCTGTCGAAGCACTCATGATTCCAATAAAAACATTTTTAAAAACGTAGATGTTAATACTACGGCTGTAGGATTCCAATGGGGTATAGGAAGTTTAGCACCATTAGATGGTTTCTCAACAGGTCCTAGTTCTAATATTATCGAAGATTGTAAATTTGATTTAGTGAGTCAAATTGGTATAGAAATAGAAAACGGTGAATATAATAAAATTAAAAATAGTTATTTTTACACAGTTGGCAATACTAGTGGTGATGCTTTAGGCGGTAATGACTCGAATCCAGACAATCCAACTGGTTTTGGTTCAGAGGCGTTAGCATCTCACAATATTATTTTGTTTACCAATAATTTTACAAATACTAGCGAAAATAATTATTTTCAAAGAACGGCTCAACTGAGTCCTCATAGAAGTTCAGGAGATAGCACTATTCTTGATCCTTTTCTACTTACGGATTATATTGCCGAAGTCGGCGGCAAAGTAAACTACACAAACTACAACCAAACTGAACGTCCTATTGGTTACACATTAAATGATGTAGGCGATGATACGGTTGACATTATAAAATTGCCGTGCTATAATGATGGTACTGTTACACTTTATTACCAATATGAAGGTGAGAGAGTAAATGGTACAGATCCAGACTTATACATTAGACAAGCAGGTACAATGGAATTACATTTTTTAGAAGGTGATAGCCAATTAACAGTTTCGCAGGACTTTACGTTCCAAGGTGATGCTGCTTATAGTGATCCTAATTTTGCGTTCTCGGCTCTTTTAGATGAGATAGAATCAAACCCAGGCCAACGTAGTATTATTATACAATGTAAAAATTTATTTCCAAGTACAAATGACAAGTTTAATTGGTATTATAGTGTGAAATCTAGTAACTCAACAACTGACATAAATCCTTAATACATGTTTGATAAAAACCCTGAGGATCGGCTTCGTGCCTGGTCTGATTTTAGAAATAATTTAGAGAGCGAGCCTGACCCTTTTACATGTGCGGTCAAATTATATAATATGGCTCCTCTTTCAGCATACAGCATTGACCCAGATAGTCCTAATAGCTGGCCTAATCCTTGGGAATTATTAAATGAAAACGAGTATGATGAACTGGGATATATACTTGGTATTGGATACACTTTAGGGTTAACTGATCGTTTTTCTGAGTGTCCAATTGAGATACATATAACACAAGACAAAGAGAAATCCCGCCAGTATTATTTGTTACACATAGATGATAAAGTTATTGGATTCGATAGACAGGGTCCTGTTTGCCGCAAAGAATTACCGACCACACTTTTTGTCGAATCAATACATAAGCTACGGCTTGACTACTAAATAGAAATTAAAAAGGATAAGATAATGATTCAAGTTACCAAACGCGATGGACGCAAAGAAACTCTCGATATTGAAAAATTACACAAAGTTGTTTTTCACGCATGTAATGATATTACAGGAGTTAGTCCAAGTGAGGTAGAAATCAAAAGTCAAATCCAATTTTTCAATGGTATGAAAAGTAGTGAGATCCAAGAGACTCTTATCAAAGCAGCAGCAGATCTTATCAGTGAAGAAACACCAAACTATCAATATGTTGGCGGTAGACTAATTAACTATCATCTACGCAAAGAAGTGTATGGTGGCTATGATCCGTGTCACATTAAAGAACTTGTAGAGCGTAACATTGAACTTGGTTTCTATGATCCAGAACTTATTAATTATTATGACGACGACGAATGGGAAAAGATTAACAATTTTATTAAACACGAGCGTGATGAGAATCTAACCTATGTTGCTATGGAACAACTTCGTGGTAAGTATCTTGTACAAAATAGAGTTACAGGACATATATTTGAAACACCGCAAATGTGCTATGCTTTGATAGCGGCTGTACTGTTCGCAGACTATGACAAAGAAACTAGACTTAAATGGGTAAAAGAGTATTATGACGCAGTTAGTCTACATGATATTAGCTTACCTACTCCTGTTATGGCTGGCGTTCGCACGCCACAACGTCAGTTTAGTTCTTGCGTCCTTATCGAATCTGATGATAGTCTTGATAGTATCAATGCTACTACTAGCAGTATTGTTAAGTATGTAAGTCAAAAAGCAGGCATTGGCATCGGCGGCGGTAAGATCCGTGCTATTGGTTCACCAGTGCGTAAAGGCGATGCTTATCACACAGGCATTATTCCATTTTATAAAATGTTTCAGTCGGCAGTAAAGTCATGTAGTCAAGGTGGTGTGCGTGGCGGAGCAGCAACTATCTACTATCCAATTTGGCATTTAGAAGCAGAAGAAATGCTAGTGCTAAAGAACAACAAAGGCACAGAAGAAAACCGTGTGCGTCATATGGACTATGGTGTACAGTTCAACAAACTAATGTATGAAAGACTTATTACAGGCGGCGATATAACTCTTTTCTCGCCTAGTGATGTACCTGGCTTGTACGATGCTTTCTTTGCGGACCAAGATAAGTTCCGTGAGCTATATGAAACAGCAGAACGCAACACAAGACTAAGAAAGAAAACAGTAAAGGCAAGCGATTTGTTTAGTGCTTTCATGGAAGAGCGTAAGAACACAGGACGTATCTACTTACAGAATGTAGACAATGCTAACGAGCATGGTAGTTTCTTACCAGAGATAGCGCCTATTAGACAATCAAATTTGTGTGCTGAAATTGATTTACCAACAAAACCGTTGTCGTCGTTTGATGATCCAGAAGGTGAAATTAGTTTGTGTACATTGAGCGCAATCAACTGGGGCAACATTAAACAAGTAAGTGACTTTGAAAGAGTGTGCCGTTTGGCAGTGCGTGGACTAGATGCTTTGTTAAGCTACCAAAACTATCCTGTCATAGCAGCACAACTCAGCACAGAAAAACGCCGTCCGTTAGGTGTTGGTATTATCAACTTTGCCTACTGGTTAGCAAAGAACAATCTTGACTACCAAAACATAGACAGTGACGGATTGGCATTAGTAGACGAGTTCGCTGAAGCATGGAGTTTCTATCTAATCAAAGCAAGTGCTGACTTAGCAACAGAACAAGGTGCGCCAAGTGGTAACATGGAAACAAAGTATGGACATGGCATTACACCTAACCAAACATATAAAAAAGATGTAGACGAACTAGTTAAACATCAAGAACGTATGGACTGGAAAGGATTGCGCAAGCAATTAAAAGAAACAGGTATTCGCAACAGTACACTAATGGCACTTATGCCAAGTGAAACATCAGCACAAATAGCAAATGCCACAAATGGTATTGAACCGCCTAGAGCCTACATTAGTGTAAAACAATCAAAGCATGGTGTTCTCAAGCAAGTAGTACCAGAGTATAAACGCCTAAAGAACAAGTACGATTTGCTATGGGACCAACAGTCACCAGAAGGTTATCTAAAGATAATGAGTGTGCTACAGAAATACATTGATCAAGGTATTAGTGTAAACACAAGCTACAATCCACAGTTTTATGACGATGAAAAGATTCCAATGAGTACGATGCTACAGCACATGTTGATGTTTTATAAATACGGTGGGAAGCAATTGTATTATTTCAACACACATGACGGACAGGGAGAACTTGATGTTAGTAAGATGATGTCAAAAGAATCATTGCCTGAATTAGAATCAACAGTTGAAGATGATGAATATTGCGAAACTTGCGTAATCTAGTTGACAACTAGAATAAATTATGCTACAAATATAAAAAAGGATACACACATGAGCGTTTTTGATACAACGAACAAAACTGATCACACCAAAGTTCTAGCGTTTCTAGATCCATCGGGCGGTCCAACTATTCAACGTTATGATACGTTGAAATACAAAACATTTGATAGCCTAACAGACAAACAGCTAGGATTCTTTTGGCGTCCAGAAGAAGTTGATATCTATAAAGATGCTAAAGACTTTAAAGCTCTCACCGAACATGAGCAGCATATCTTTACAAGTAACTTAAAACGTCAAATTTTATTAGATAGTGTACAAGGTCGTGCTCCAGTTGAAGCATTTGCTCCAATTGTATCCTTACCGGAGTTAGAAAACTGGATCCAAACATGGACCTTTAGTGAAACAATTCACTCACGTAGCTACACACATATTATCCGTAACGTCTACAGCAACCCAAGCAAAGTGTTTGACGAGCTTATGGACATTGAAGAAATTGTAGACTGTGCTGGAGACATTTCAAAGTATTACGATGACTTGATTGAACAAAGCATGTGGTACAACTTGCTGGGTGAAGGTACCCACACAGTCAATGGCAAAAAGAAAACAGTTGATTTATATGAACTAAAGAAAAACTTGTGGCTTACATTAATGAGCGTAAATATTCTTGAAGGTGTTCGTTTCTATGTGTCATTTGCGTGTAGTTGGGCGTTTGCTGAACTGAAGAAGATGGAAGGTAACGCTAAGATTATCAAGCTGATCGCCCGTGATGAAAACTTACACTTGGCAAGTACACAGATGCTTTTAAAAGTACTAAAAACAGATGATCCAGACTATGCTAAAATTGCTGAAGAAACAGAAGAAGAATGTATTCAAATGTTTGTTGACGCCGTTGATCAAGAAAAGGCATGGGCAGAATATTTGTTTAAAGATGGTAGTATGATTGGGTTGAATACAGAGTTGCTAGGACAGTATATTGAGTTTATTTGTACTCGTAGAATGAGCAATGTAAATTTAAAAAGTCCATACAACCAAAAAACAAATCCTTTGCCGTGGACACAGAAATGGATCAGTGGCGCAGATGTTCAAGTGGCGCCACAAGAAACAGAAATTACAAGTTACGTGTCAGGGGGTACAAAACAAGATGTGGGCCAAGATACATTCAAAGGCTTCAGCCTATGATAGAGATATGGGGTAAGGACAATTGTATATATTGTACTAGAGCAAAAGCTCTATGTGAGACACGAGGCTATACATTTACCTACAAAATGTTAGGAACAGATTTCATGCGTGAAGAAGTTCTTGAAGAATTTCCAGGAGCAAGAACCTTTCCACAAATTAAAGTAGGTGGTAGGGCTGTTGGTTCTTATAATGACTTCGTAAAATATTTAGAAGATACAGGATACAATGGAACTGGGCATAGTCTTTGAGTTTTATATTTCATAGTACTGAACAAGACGGCGTTTTGTTTTACTTTCATAAGTGCGGAACTACAAATATTACTACACCAATGCCTGATAGATCAGTCTATAACTTAATTGGATCTAGTGTTTACACAATGAAAGGTCAAACTGCCTACGAACACTACGCCATGCGCTATGTAAATTTTGATCAAAAGAAATATGTGCTGGTAAGGCATCCTATGGAAAAGTTTATAAGTGGTTACCATCATTATCTATCGCTAATTAAATCTAATCTTGATAACAAAAAAGAATGGATGTCAAAACTTTTAAATAAGAAATTTGGAGAATATGATATTAATTTACATTGTGAGGCAGTCCGTAAACTGTCTGTATTAAATGAAACTTATGATCATGATTACGGCCATCATTGCTTAGACTTTTATCTACATTGTGTAGAGGATATGGGAGACCATATAACAGACGACATGGAAGTAATTAGACTAGGTGGCAATTACGAACAACTTAAAAATACATCGTTGTATGAATTATTAGAAGGTAAACATAAAAATCAGACGCAATCACATATCAAGGAATCAGCTCCTTTGAATTGGACACCTGAAAGTTATAATTATATTACTAAGAAGTATAAGAAAACTATGAAAAGACTAGGATACAAATATGATCATTGAAACACCATACAAAGCAAACGATACTGTTACTATCAAAACTACAGGAGGCGATGAAATTGTTGCCCGGTTTGTAGAGGAAAATGATAAATCAGTTACAGTATCAAAACCCTTAGCATTAATGGCAACACAACAAGGCATGGGACTTGCTCCTTATGCGTTTACCATTCCACAGGATAGCAAAGTACACATAAATAAAAGTGCTGTTGTATTCATTTGTAAAACTGATCCCGAAATGGGCAAACAATATATGACAAGCACCACAGGAATTCAAATGGCTTAGGGGTTTTAATGGGCGGCAAGGTTGCTAGAAAAACAGATACTACTACAACAGGACATAGTTGTGACACTACAACTACCCTTAACAATGGTCAAGGTAGTGTGTTTGCGGAAAACCAACTTGTAGCAAGAATCGGCGACCCTACGGTATCACATGATGTTCCAACAGTAATTCAAACAGGAACGGACGAAGACGGCAATCCAACTTTTTCAACAGTGTGTCTGCCTCATACAGGATCAGTAACAACAGGCAATGGAACTGTTTATGCTGTTGGCAAACTCATTACATTCCTAGGTGAAACTGTTTCTTGTAGCAGCGGATCAATTACAAGTTCAGCAAACACAGTTTACGTAGAAAATTAATCACTTGACATTATCCATACTTGTGTTATAATGAAGCACAACTTAGGCAATTAGAGAGGCATTTATGAAAATTTATTTAGATATGGACGGCGTTATAGCTGACTTCTTTGGAGGACTACAGAACTACTATGGTGTAGATCATTGGAAGAACTTACCAGATAAAGAAGAAAGCATTTGGGCACTAAAATACACAAACTTCTTTGATACACTTGAACCATTTCCAACAAGTGCTAGGCTTGTTAACACAGTAAGAGAACTTGCTGGTGATAATTATGGCATTTGTTCTAGTCCGTTGCGTGGAGATAAGGACAATAGTAGTTACTGGAAGCGTGTATGGTTAACAAGACATAACTTTTTGCCAAGCCGTGTGCCAAACATTATCTTTACTGGATACAAACCAAAGTATGCTATTGAAGATATTACTGGTATGCCCAACATTCTAGTTGATGATAAACCTAGCAATATTGATAGTTGGAAGGCAAAGGGTGGTATTGGTATTAGATATCAAGCTAACGAAGATAGTGTTGATGATCTAATTGAGAACTTAAGAACTTTATACGTAGGTGATTAGTGGAACAAAAAAACTTGCACGAACAGATAGTTCTTGCTTTTGACATTTATATGAAAGAAAGTGAGAAGTTTGAAAGCGGAGTAAAAGCCTCTGCTGTTCGTGCTCGCCAAGCCTTATTTGAAATGAAAGATCTGCTTGTACTTCGAAGAAAAGAAATACAAGAAAAGAAAAGAGAAATGTAATAAATACAGTAGAGGATAATAAAATGGAAACACTTTCAGATTTAAGAAAATATATTTTGTCAAACTACGGTATTCAACCGCATGTGTCTAATGATGATGAATTAACGTACAGAGCAATAACCTTTTCACGTAAAGTTACACCAGGTGTTGGTTTCCATGATCCTGGAGACATGTGGGCAGTTAGACGCCACGGCAAAACAGAAGATTTTATGAGAACAGAAGAATTAGAAAAAGCAGTAGATGCGGGCGGCAGCCTTTTGTACTGGTTTTTTCCTGAAGGCTCTTAATTCAGTGTTAGCGCTCTATTGTAACATTTTTGTAAATACATTATGTTGCGAAATGATCTCAAAGAAGAATACCGCATTTTCTACATGGTGAAAGGCCACCTCAACGCCTCCCCTGAAACAGTATTGGACAGCTATAACGGCTATTTTAAACGCCTATGGTATGATGGTGGCGATGGCGCACCCCTTTACGATTACAGTGAACAGTTCGAAGAAGCATGGAGTAAACACAATGGTCTCGAAACAATTTGAAGCTTTAACTGAGGACGAGCTACAGTTTATGGAAAAACTATTGGCCGAAGCATTAGGTAAAGAAATAGAGCAAGATAAAACTTGGCAAAATAAGAATGGATATTCTAGACCATTTCAAAAACAGCGCAAAATACTGAACTGTCTTAACGCAATCAAATCACAAAAAAGAGTACAAAAGTTACGTGCTACTAAATGGTAATTAAAGGTTGACAACCTTTAAATTTTATGTTATAAATAACCTGTAGGCGTTATAAAGCGTATTTGGACTCCGGGGCGGTACCGGACGCCTCCACCATAAACACATTTACTGAGTGTGTTTTTGATGGGGGCGACATAGGATTCGACAGGTAGGCTAGTTTACAAAACACAAATGCAAACGATAACTTTGCACCATCTGGATTTGCCTTAGCGGCCTAATCACAGGGGGTATGGGTTCCACCTAGCAACAGAACGGGCCTGTTTTCCAACTAACAAGGGAGAAATATATGTTAGAAAAACTATTTGGGTTGTCAGCAGCAGGAACTACTGTAAGAACAGAAGTAATGGCTGGTTTAGCAACCTTTCTTACAATGGCATATATTACTGTAGTCAACCCAGCTATTCTTTCAACTGAAGGATCAGGTATGGGTTTTGGTGCTGTGTTTACAGCAACCATTATTGCCGCAGTAATTGGCACATTGATAATGGGTCTCTGGGCTAATTGGCCAGTAGCACTCGCACCAGGTATGGGACTTAATGCGTTCTTTACTTTTGGTGTTATCTTTGGTATGGGATATACCTATCAACAGGCACTTGCCGCTGTATTTGTAGCTGGTATTGTGTTTATTGGACTTAGTGTAACACCAGCACGTAAGTATATTATTAACAGCATTCCTAAGTCTATGAAACTTGGTGTTGGCGCAGGTATTGGCCTGTTTCTTGCCATTATTGGTTTGAAAAATGCTGGCATTGTAGTTGACGATCCTGCTACACTAGTAGGACTTGGAGACGTAACTAGTTGGCCAGTATTGCTAACAGGTTTAGGCTTTGTAATTATGGCAATCCTAGACAAGCGTAAAGTTCCAGGCGCAGTGATTCTTGGTATTCTAGCTGTATCAGCTATTGCTTGGATCACAGGTATTGCGGACCTAGGCGGAGTAGCTGGTGCTATTCCAAGTCCTGAACATGCCTTTAGTATGGACTTTAGTGCTCTATTTACAGCAGGATTTATTGGAGTTGCTTTTGCCTTTTTGTTTGTTGACTTTTTTGACACAGCAGGAACACTTACAAGTGTTGCTAACCTAACAGGAAAAGTTAATGACGATGGCGAAGTAGAGCAAATTGATCGTGCTTTACTTGCTGATTCAGTAGCAACTACAGCAGGTGCGTTAGTAGGAACATCAAACACTACTTCATACATTGAAAGTGGAGCAGGTATCAAAGAAGGTGGTAAGACAGGACTTACAGCAGTAGTTGTCGCTATCTTGTTCGGTGCTTGTTTATTCTTAGCGCCACTAGCACAAAGCATTCCAGCTTATGCTACAGCGCCAGCACTAATCTTTATTGCTACATACTTTTTACGCAACATCGCAGATATTGACTGGGATGATGTAACTGAGTATGCTCCAGCAGTATTGGCAGCAGTGTTGATGCCACTAACATTTAGTATCGCACACGGCATTGCTATTGGCTTTGTAGCTTATGCGCTAATCAAAGCATTAAGCGGTCGTACAGACGATCTAAATGGCGGTAGCATTGCTATCGCAGCTATCAGCGTTATCTATTTTATCGCTGTATAATGATAATGGCCGGCTTTGATAAATCAGAGTCGGCTGTTCTTTTGACTAAAGGAAAATATTATGCCTTATATGACATCAGCAAATTTATTTGAAGTCGGAGACTTTATTAGCCATGCCGGAAACAAACTTGCGTGGAAGATTGAATGTGATGCTATACGACCTGAATGGTGGGACGGACTAGCACGTATGATAATGGACTACCAGACGGAGCCATTCAGCAAGGTAGTTGGAATACCAAGAGGTGGACTACCATTACAAAGTGCCATGGAAAAATATGTAACGCCAGGCGATCATCCTTGGATGGTAGTAGACGATGTTTACACAACAGGCACAAGTTTTAGAGAATTCTGTACTACAAAAGATACAATGTTTGCCTATAAGTGGACTATCTTTGCTCGTAAACCAATTGAGTATAACGAGCCAACTGATATCAGAGCATTATTTACGATGCCTGCTACAATTTAACACACTTCGGCGGGCTTGACTTTTGTGGTTTATCCTGCTATATATTAATACATACACACAGGAGAATTATTATGAAAAAAGTTAAACCCATTGGTTGGGCAACTACAATATCAGAGCTTGTAAAGATTCCACGTGAAATGTGGGACAGTGTAATGACAGTAGAAAAGTCACCACTACGTCACTTAGATCCTATGGTAGGACACATGATCTTCCAGTGTTTATTTTTTATCTGGAGTGGCATCTTTGCCCTAATGGTAGGAAGTTATATGGCGTTTGGAATTAGCGCAGCCTTTCATTTACTTTTAATTAGTGGTATTACAATTACGGCTGTAACATTCCGCCAAGCAGAACGCAACCCTGATTCATTAAATGAATTGGTAAAGTCAGGTCGTAAATATGATGGACGTGCAAATGGTGGTGAGCATGAGTGAGCAAACCAATTATTGTACGACAAAGGGATTGCTACCAGCATTTCTTATTATCATGTTTTTTATCGTAGGAATACCTTTCCTTCTTGTTGACAATGCCAAATATTGTAAACAAAGTATTATTCCTTGTTATCCTTGGGTAACACCTGAGTAGAGATGTGGGTAGGAAGAGATAAAGAAGGCAAACTTATTTGTATGTCTCCACGTAGATCGGAGGCATACGAACTTGCTGAATCTAAAGCTGGCAAGGATAATTTTGTTGTAGAAGAAGCGTTAGATCAAGCAGAGCTGTTTGAAATCTATCGTTCATATTATGGAACACGGTCAGTATGACAGATGAAGTTAGAGCTGCCGCACAGGCAGAAGCAGAACGCACATTTGAACAGTTCATGATGTGGACAAAAAGAGTAACACTATGGAGTATATTCTTTTTGTTAGTTGTCGTTGTTGGTTGTAACAGCGGCGTAGAAACTGGACCTAACGCAACTGGTTCAGGTTATAATGGGGAACAATATTCTCCATCAAATCTCAATGTAAAGGATAAAAAATGAAGTATAGAATCGCAGCAATAGGCGCATTATTTGCGTTATCGTTTGCTTTACCAACAGGTGTGTTGGCAGCAGATATGACTATTGACATGTTAAACAAACGTGATGACGGTGCTAAGATGGCGTACAGCGAAGACATCGCACGTATTGATGTAGGCGACACCGTCACATGGGTACCAACATCAAAAGGTCACAATGTTGAGTTTATCGCAGGACCAGATGGTTGGGAAGCACCAAAGAAATCCAAACTAGGCAAAGAATATGCCTACACATTTGATACACCAGGTGTGTATTTGTATCAGTGTACACCACACAAGTCAATGGGTATGATTGCCGTTGTGGTTGTGGGTGATGGTGATAACGATATCTCGGGAACTAAAGTACGTGGCAAATCTAAGAAAAAACTTGCTGAGATCTTGGAACAACTATGACAGCATTAAGAGGCAATAGAACTTGAAGTTTTTGATTATAGTAACTATGGCAGTAGCAGATCCGTTTATAGTTCCAATACTAGAGTTTAACTCTAAAGACGAATGCGTTAAATATGTTATGAATCCTAACAACAGCGACAGACTGGCTGTTGAAGTAATCGCAAAAGCAGGATTTAATGATGAGATAACCGCAGTATTATGTTTGCCAGAAAACCAAAAAGTTGTGGAGATACCAGATGAAGCCTAACAAAAAGTTTGATCTCAGTGTGCGAGATATTGAAATTATTGAGCAAGCACTAAGAGCCAAAGCAGGGCGCAGAGGAATGGCAATTGCGCAAGGTGAAACATCGCCTCAACTTAGAGAAGAAATGCTCGAGATACAAAAATTACTCGGCAGATTACACGACCAAAAAGTTTGGTACAAACCAAAAAATAAATTTGTACCAGGTGGATAGTGTTGCTCATTGAACACACTCACCACAAAAGTGTATTAGGATTGCTGCGGCGCAGTAACAAGATACATAAATAGAGTGTGGGCCGGAATAGTACTCCGAACCCACTTTTTTTACACATAAAATTTGAAAAGGAAAAATATTATGCGCAAGGTATTTACCACACTAGCAGTGTTTTTAACTGCGGGAACAGCATTTGCTGAAACACCAGCACCAGCACCATCAATTTTGACAGGCGAAGTTGAAATGAAATTCGCACAAGACGCAAATGATGACTGGGGTGGAACAATGGGTCTAGAACTAGATATCAATGCTACTGGTTTAGCAAACGTTGATTTAGACTTCAGTGCTACAGATGGCAATGCTGTAACATTAGACAGTTGGACAGTTGGTACAACAGTCAATAGTATTGGAATTGCTATGGGTGACGATAATGGCTTAATGCCAGACGCCGAAGGTAACCAAACATTAACAGCGCCAACAATGACTGAGTCAGTAGCAATTACAGCAGGCGCGGCATCAGTAGCTGTTGGTTTTACAGACTGGAACACAGACATTACAGACATTAGTAATGTACAAGGTGCTTATACTTTTGGTGTAGGTAGCTTGAGTGTCACAGCAGCTGGCGACTATAACATGGATTCAGAAAACACAGTGCTAGGCGCAGGTGTATCTGGACTAGATTTAGGAATGGCTTCAATTGGTGGTGCTATGTCATATGACTTAGACGCCGAAGCAATTGGTTATGAAGGTACCGCAACAACAGGTGGCCTAACAGCATACTTGAATGGTGATGACACAGACACACTACAAAACGTAGGTGGCGAGTATACATACATGTTAAGTGGAGCAGAGCTTGAAGCAGGCGTAAACTACAACTTGGACTCAGAAGAGTTCACACCAACTGTAACAGTAGGATTTTCTTTCTAAGTTACATAAGATATTAAAGAAGGTCGCCTAGTGCGGCCTTTTTTTATGACTAAATATACACATATAATGAGGGTTATATATGTGGCAAAAAATTAAGAAAAAACTGAATATTGATTCCATAGTTGATGTCTCAGTAGACTTATTTTTAATTTTGTTCGATGTGTTAAGTTCACCTATCTTGATTGTTATGAGGCTTTTAAGATGGTTTGTTGGTAAGTATATGTTAGACGGGTTGAAGAACAAAATAAAAAAATTAATACACTGGACAACAGGTAAACATCCATTACTACAAATATGGGTTTGGACATTAACAATATGTGTAGTGGCAGTAATCCTTGTATTGATGTGGCTTTTTGGACAAGCGTTCGGAGAAGTAATAATGGAACTATGGGGCGACCAAGCGTTAAACTTGGATGAATAGCAATGAGGGTAATAACATGCAAAACAACGAATATGACGTGACAGTCATTAAAGTAGTCGACGGAGATACAGTAGATGTAGATATTGATTTAGGATTTGGCGTTTGTTTAAAAGACGAACGTGTAAGAATAATGGGTATTGATACACCAGAGTCACGTACTAGCGATAAAGTAGAAGATTTGTTTGGCGAAGCAGCCAAAGCAAGACTTAAAGAACTTATGAAAGACGGCGGTAAACTAATTACTACTGAAGATAAAAAAGGTGAAGATATGAAAGGCAAGTTTGGTCGTATCTTAGGAGACTTCAAAGTAAATTACAATGGCGAGATGAAAAGGGTTACTGAGATTATGGAAGCCGAAGGACATTGTGTTCCCTACTTTGGCGGATCAAAAGACGATACTCAAGCCGCACACATGGCTAACCGTGAGCGTTTACTTAACGAAGGCATTGTAAGTCGCGAAGACTATGATGCCGCAGTAGCTAAAATGACAAAATAAAGGTTGACATTCGGTAGTATTCTGTTATACTGTTTATAGATTAAACAAAATGGAGTACCGTTATGACAATGTCTTTAGTAGGTCCTTACCTCACTACAACACGTTATAATCGCAAACAGAAAAAATCTAAAAATAAGAGACTACAGAAGGCACAAGCCGAACACGAGCAGTGGCTTGCGTCTATGGGTGTTGGTAAGTCAAAGGCACAACACACTAATGAAATACCAGATTACAAAACTAGAGATACAGCACCATTAAGCAACAACATAGCAGGACATGGTCCAGCAAAAGAGTCTATGGTTTATTCAGGCGAACGTAGGTTGCTTGGTATTGCTACAATGCACAAGAGTAATATGGTACCAGTATTCGCAGACAAAAAAGAAGATGCTAAAGACATCGCTGCGATGCGCAGAAACTAAGTAAAACAACAATTGAGGTAGATATGAAAAAGTTCTTACTAATCGTAGGAGTAATCCTTGGCAGCACAGGAGTGTCAGCAACCGAAAGTTATTCATTTGATTTGAATAAGTTTCCACAAGAACATTGCTTGGCATTGAATGTGTATTATGAAGCAAGAAGCAGTAATTTAGCAGATAAATATGCTGTGGCAGATGTGGTTTTGAATCGTGTGAACGACAGACGTTTTCCAAACACCATCTGTGGAGTAGTCAAAGACGGCTACAAGAAAGGAAGAAGAGATTGCCAATTTAGCTGGTATTGTGATGGTAAGTCAGATGACCCACAAGACCGAGACCGTTGGATTGAAGCGCAAACCATAGCATGGTCAATCAGCAAATGGGACAAGCACAGAGGATTAACCGAAGGTGCTACCAACTATCATGCTACATATGTGAATCCAAGATGGGCTAAAAAGCTACAAATGGTAGGTAGAATAGGTGCGCATATATTCTACCGATGGGAGTAATTAAATACAATACTATGTTTTTAGGAATACTTGTGCTAATAACGGCGCTGACAATCAGTGCCGTAGCAATATATTACAGCGTTAGTGGTTTAGTCGCAATCTTTGCGGCTGCCGCATTGCCAATCATTATCATGGGCGGCGCTTTGGAAATTGGTAAACTGGTCACGGCAGTGTGGCTACATTGGTATTGGGATCGTGCCAAGTGGTGGTTGAAAACCTACTTGAGCATCAGTGTCCTAGTGCTGATGTTTATTACCAGCATGGGTATTTTTGGCTTCCTATCAAAAGCACACATTGAGCAAACCAGTGCTGCCGAAGAAGGCATCGCACAAATCGAGCGCATTGAACAGGAAGTTGTCAGGATTGAAGATCTTATTCTTAGAGCAGAAACTAGGATACAAGATGCTGAAGCCAGTGTAGGTGAGGGCAATGCTGCCACACAAGCACAGATTGACAAAGAACAAGAAAGGATAGACAGTGCTTACATTCGCATTGAGCCTGCTATTGCGGAACAAAATCAGATCATACAAACGCAACTTGAAAGACTCGAAGACCGAGTAGGCGTTTATGAAGAAGAAATACAAAGTTTAGACAGCGAACTAGAGCGTCTAAAATCAGTAGTAGCAGACTACAGAACAGAGATGGAAAACACCAGTGTAGCAAGTATCGAAGCACAGGTAGAACCATACAACAAACAAAT